CATGTCGTCGCCCTTCTGAGCACCCCGAGAGGTACTCCCTTTCGTTCTCGTGTTCAGTTCACCTTTTACCCAGGAGGAGTTAGACAATGAAGTCTAAGACGAGGTCAACACCAAGCTCTTGTGCGCGTGAGTGGTTTACCACGAATGCAAGCGAGGAAATTGTCGGCACACCCGGTTCCGGTACCGTTAGTTATACAGCTTCAAAAGAGGCTATAGACTACGGATCTGGTTTTGAGACCTATAATGTATGTGTACATAGTAAGGTCAGCCAGACATTGGGAACGAGTTTACATCGATGGCCAGTGAATGATATTGGTTATCACTCGAACTCGAGCCATCCCGGGCCAGCAGACACACCGGAAAGTATCCTAGCAACAGTCAAAACCTATCTTTATTACGATAGCTATGACTGGTTGGCGTTTTGTAAACGCGCTGTAGCTAGTATGACTCCAAGTATGGAGTCAGGCTTCAGTCTTGTAAACTTCGTGCATGAATTGCGCGAAGTCAAGACACTATCACCTTACTATTCCGTTGGTAAAACGGGTAGGAAGAAGATAAAATTCTGGTGGGATAAGGAGAAGTCACTATTTGAGAACTTCTCTGGCTTGATGTTGAACTACAGCTTTGGCTTAGTCCCATTCATTGGGGATATGAAGCGACTCTACAAGGGTTTGACAACCCTTCAAGATCGCCTTTCTGATTTGCATCAGAATGCCGGAAAGCTGCAGATTCGTCGTTACTCCGAAGAAGAAGAGCCTTTTTCATGGGATGTACCAGAGTATATTTCATCTGATACATTTCGAGTTCGAGACTGGTTTAAGGTCTCGCATCTCACACGTACTGCAGTGATGCGGTATACCTATCAGCTTCCCGAACTTTCCCGTTTCCAATGGCAGTTAAAAGCCATTCTGGACACCTTAGGTGTGCAGTTAAATGCGGGGATATTGTGGGAGGCAATCCCGTACAGTTTCGTACTGGATTGGTTTCTTGGTGTTGGCGATTTTTTAGTCCAACTACGCAAGAAGTGGATACCGATTACCCTATTTATAAAGGAATTCGGTACGTCCGTCAAATTCGTGGGTGAATATCAATCTGAATTACAGAGATATTCAACTTATGGTGAGTCGGATTGGGATGAAAGGGCCAGCGGTACCTTTAAATGGTACGCGAGGCGACCCCGGCCAGTTGATGATCGATTTTTTGATCTGAATGCTGTAATAAAAACCGGGGATATGACTCTTCGAAAGTTCGTCCTGGGATCCTTGCTCCTTGAGCAAAGGATACCGCGTTTTAAACGCGGAGGTTATTGACCGTCGCATGTCTACAGCTTAATTTGAGCTGTGCGACCTAACCGCTAACGTTAGATAAACGCTTTTGGAAGGTAGCCGCTGTAAACCGCATTGTGGAATATGGCGCCATATACCTTTCTAACGTTTCATTTGCGTTAGTGTATCACGTTAAACAATACGTGATGAAAGGAAGGCACCAATGTCTTTTTCCACATCAGGAATCATTACGATAGCAGATGCTACACCTGCTGACGTAGATTACGCAGAAGTTCAGAATACCGGGTCCAAATGCTTGTACTCAGATAGAGCACGAGACATAGGGACGCCCCGAG